TTTAAAGATACACCTGCAGACTATCAATGGTTGATGGATACCACTGAAAAGTGGTGTCGTGATCGTGCTATATACTTAGCATTAATGGAATCTATTTCTCTAGCAGATGGACAAGATGACGCTAAAGGAAGGGATGCTATTCCTAGCATTCTCTCTGACGCTCTGGCTGTTTCTTTCGATAATCATATAGGACACGATTACTTAGAGGATTATGAAGAGCGATATGATTTATACCACAAGAAGGAAGATAAGATCAAATTCGATCTCGAATTTTTCAACAAGATTACAAAGGGTGGGATTCCAAATAAAACACTCAATATTGCTCTCGCTGGCACTGGTGTTGGTAAGTCTTTGTTTATGTGTCATGTCGCAAGCAGTGTGTTACTCCAAGGCAAGAACGTATTATACATCACGCTTGAGATGGCTGAGGAGAAAATTGCTGAAAGAATTGATGCTAATCTTTTAAATGTTCCTATACAAGATATTACTGAGTTACCTAAACCTATGTTTGATAATAAGGTAATATCCTTATCAAAGAAAACACAAGGAACTCTTATAATTAAAGAATACCCTACAGCATCAGCACATAGTGGTCACTTTAAAGCATTACTCAATGAACTAGCATTGAAAAAATCCTTTAAACCTGATATAATATTCATAGATTACTTAAATATATGTGCATCTTCACGTTACAGAGCAGGTAGCAATGTCAATTCTTACTCCTATATTAAAGCGATTGCTGAAGAACTCCGTGGTCTTGCAGTTGAAACTAATGTACCTATCGTCTCCGCTACTCAGACGACTCGTTCTGGCTATGGCAGTAGTGATGTGGATCTTACTGATACAAGTGAGTCATTCGGTCTTCCTGCCACTGCTGATCTTATGTTCGCTCTTATTAGTACGGAGGATCTTGAGGGGTTAAATCAGATAATGGTGAAACAACTCAAGAATAGATACAACGATCCTACTATCTACAAGCGATTTGTGATAGGTATTGATCGTGCAAAGATGAGATTATATGACTGTGAACAGAAAGCACAGGATGATATTGTTGACAGCGGAAGTGATGAGGAGTATAATAAAGAAGATAAAACACCTAAAAAGTCTTTCGCTGAATTCAATTTTTAATTATGTCTGGAGATTACAACACACACAAAAACCAACAACCTCATGTAAGCTATGCAGGATCAAAAGTTGACTTGGATAAGTATGCTTTATTCGTGGATGGTGTCACATCCGATCCCAGTAAAGATTATCAATCTTTCCTTAAGAGTCTTAGTGCCCTTGACGGAGAAGGTTCCAATATTCACAGGCTTCTTACTGCTGCTGTTGGGATTAGTGCTGAAGGTGGTGAGTTTATGGAGATCGTTAAGAAAATGGTTTTCCAAGGTAAACCTTGGAATCATGATAATCGTGAGCATCTTGTTATTGAGTTGGGTGATGTGATGTGGTATGTGATGCAAGCATGTGCTGCATTGAATGTAACACTCGATGAAGTCATAGAAGGTAATGTAGAAAAATTAAAGAAAAGATATCCTGGTGGAGACTTTGATGTGCACTATTCAGAGAATCGTGCAGCAGACGACAGATAAATAGTCAAAAAGAATGGCAGGTCAAAGGGGGTTTCTCTATGAGAGATCAATCTTTAATAAATTAAGATCAAAAGGGATAACACCTACTGGTTCAGAACCTGCAGGTACTAATCCTAATCTACCTGATGCAACTTTTATATACAAAGGCGAACCATATAAGTTAGAAATTAAATTAGATTTAAGAGCAGATTTTGGTCAAGGCACTTTAAATTATGTTGATGGAACGTGGACTCTAGGGGGTGCGACCACTGCAGAAGCAGAGGAAATGAGGAGATTGTTATCCTCAGTCGGCACTGCTGAGTTTGCAAACCTTGAATGGGGTAAGAAAGGAATGCCTAATAAAGGAACAGTAGAGACAGGTAATTTCACACAAGAGATGGTTAGAGAAGATTATACACGTTTTAAGGATGGATTTAAGATAGTAAATAAGAGAAACATCTGGGATTACTACGCAGCAAAGGATACTTACTATATTCAAATTGGCGGTTATGGTTTGTATTATATGTCTGCAAATCCTGCAAACTTACCAATTAGACGTTTTGATGTTGCATCTAGATTGAGAATTAGATTAAAAAGAGGTGGCAGTTACCCGTTAAATAATTATAGATTTACTACTGCTTTACAGGTTACACAAAAACCAACAACGTCTAGTATAGATATTGATAAAAATGTTGATTCACTCGTAGCATAATGGAAGATTTACTCAATTCTTTGATCTCAGAATTTAAAAAACAAAAAATCATACGTGGAAACATCTATGATAATTTTATGTTTTTCTGCTATCATGCTTTGGGTGCTGATAAAGATGATAAATATAAACATACGAGAGCGTCTATCCTCAAAAAAATTACGGACAATAAGAAACAAATCTTATTAAGACTGATCAAAGACTAATGAAATCATTTTCAACATTCCTATTTGAATCCGCAGCACAACAAGCAGCTAGACTTGGTTTAGTTGGTGATGGTCATGGTGGTTGGTATGATAAGGGCACTGGAGAATTTACTGCTAAGACGGAAAAAGGAAGATTAAAGTTTTATAATAAGAGACAAAGAATAGGTCAGCAAGATCCACCACAGAGTGAGCAAGAAAAGAATTTATCACAAACTACAAATCAAGAACCAGCACCTCAAGAAGTTGAAGCACAACAGGAAGAACCAGCATTCAAACCTAATAAAAAGAATAAAGGAACTCTTACAGTTGCATTTGGTAGATTTAATCCACCACATTTAGGTCATCTTCAACTAATGAACACAGCCTCTAGTTCAGTAGAGGGTGATAAAGATAATTACGTCATAGTTCCTTCAAGGAGTAATGATCCAAAGAAAAATCCTTTAGATGCGAATACAAAGGTTGATATTATGAAGGCAATGTTCCCACAACATGCTGATAATATTATGAATGATAATAATACAAGAACGATATTTGATGTTTTAAACGCTGCGAATAATGATGGGTATGCAAACGTCAGAATAGTTGGTGGTGCAGATAGAGTTAAAGAATTTACTAAACTTGCAAATAATTACAATGGTAAGTTATATGATTTTGATAAGGTAGATGTTGTTTCATCTGGTGATCGTGACCCTGATTCAGATGGTGTAGAGGGATTATCTGCATCAAGAATGAGACTTGCAGCATCGGAGAATGATTTTAAAGCATTTAGTAAGGGTTTACCAAAAGATTTAGATAAGGATAACAAAAAACAAATATTTACTGCAGTCAGATCATCAATGGGTATCAATGAAGAGTGGGGTATCTGGGAGATGGCACCTAAATTTGATTTACAAACTCTTCGTGAGAACTATGTTGAGAATATTATTTACAAATTAGGTGAGTTAGTTGAAAATGTAAACACAGGTATGGTTGGTAGAATCATTAGAAGAGGCACAAGTTATGTAATTTGTGTTACAGAAAGCAAATTGATGTTCAAATCTTGGATAAAAGATATCAATGAAATAAAAAATTATAATAAATTGACTGCTATCAGTGGAGTTCCTGCAGAAAATAGACTAGTTGGGACTGATAAACACAGAAAATATGCAGAAACTATGGTTCCTGGAAGTAGTTACGGTTTAGAATTCATAAATAAATATAGAAAAAGGTATTAAGCAACATTATTAAAATGAGCACTAATATTTCTGAAGGATTACCTGCAAAGAAAAAAGCAGCACCAGTAGTATCTGCACCAAAAGGTGGAGACAAACCTGATGCAAAAAAAGAAGGAGGAACTGCCGAAAACTCTGGAAAGAGAATTCGTCAAGCAGTTTATGATATTCGCTATCGTGCTCGTAGAGAAGACATTGATCTTAAGCAAGCATTTTCCCAGTATATGTCTAACACATCTATGGATCAAAAAGATAGAGCAGAAGTTAGATCTAAATTATTTGGCAAGGGTGGAGTATCTGAGCAGTATATCGGTGCATCTGATGATTGGGCAATAGAAAGTTTTTCAAAAGCATTCACTACAGTATTCGAGCATCATCAAAAAGATAAGGACGGAAATACAATTCCTCATGAAGATGAATTCGTAACAGAATACGAAAGAAAATTATCTGAAGAGAAAGCAAGAAAATATAAAGTAAGAGTTACAGATCCTAAATCTGAGAAATCATACGTTCGCTATGCGGATCGTGAAAAGATTACTGCATTAAGAGGTAAAGGTCTTAAGGTAGAAATGACTGAATATGGAACACCATATGAAGGTGAGAAGAAGAGAGGTGAGGAAACAGCAAAGGCACTTGGTGGTGGAAAGAAAGCAAAGAAAGATTATGATGGTGATGGTAAAGTTGAATCAGGTAGTAAAGAGCATGCAGGTGCAGTTCATAATGCGATTCAACGTGCTAAAGGTGGTAAAGCAGATGGTAAGGATACACGTAAGGAAGAGTATCTTGCAGATGGAACTACAAGCACTGAACCAACTGGTAAGAAAATAAATCCAAAGAACGTTGATAACTACAAGTCAGGTGCAGTTCAAGTTGCTCCAGTAGATGAAGCAGATCCTCAGAATGGATATGGTGTTAAAGAGGGAGTGGAAGTTAAGAAGAAAGATAACCGTGCTAACTATGCATATGTTAACTTCATGAAGAACAAAATGAGAGCAGCATTCGGTGTAAAGAATGTAATGCCCATAGTTGATCCTGATGAAGCAGAAGAAAAA